AAATTAGAAGGATTAAGCACTGTTGGAAGTAGTGTTATATCTTTAAGTCCAGCTGCCGCCAAGTTAACATTTTCAACAGATCTCTGTGTAGTTGAAGATATCAGAAATTCATTTAACGGATACGAAGTATATCAGGTTGACGGCACTCCAATAGCCGACGCATTTATCGATAGTTACAGAGAAGATAACGCAGTTAGTTATACTCCAAGGGGAGAATCGGGTATCTTTGGAGCAAGTTTCTACCTAATACAAAAAGAACAAGTTGTACTTTTAAATAATACTACAATTTTTGGAGATACTATATACAACCAAGAAAGTGGATATCGTCAAGAACGTATTAAAGTTTCTGGCTACGTAACAATTAACTGGAACGGATCGTTCTCTGCCCCAGGATTTATATTTGACCAGGCAAAAGTTAGTGACTGGCAACCGTGGACTGATTATCCCTTAGGCGAAGTTGTAAAATATAAAGAATTTTATTATAGTGCGTTAAGTAGTCTTTCAGGAAGTTTAAAGTTTGAATCTATCAATTGGATCAAACTTGCCAGCGAGCCTAAACCAGAGTTATTGCCAAACTGGACATATAAAGCTGCACAGTTTGAAGACTTTTATAGTTTAGACAGTGACAACTTCGATGCCGGCCAACAAAAGATGGCCCAACACTTAGTTGGTTACCAAAAGCGTCAGTATTTAGAAAATATTATTCAAGACGATGTTAGCGAATTTAAATTCTATCAAGGCATGGTTACTGAAAAAGGTACACAAAATAGCTTGAATAAACTATTTGATGTACTAAGTGCCGAAGGCCAAGAAAGTTTAAAGTTCTATGAAGAATGGGCTGTACGAGTAGGCCAATACGGAGCTAGTTCTGCTTTTGAAAACATTGAATTTAATTTAGACGAAAGTTTGTTTAAAAATAACCCACAAGGTATAGAATTAGTTCAGACAGTAAATCCTGATACTATAGATTTTATTATTCGACAGACTCCTAATGACATTTACTTAAAGCCTTTAGGGTATAATAGTAATCCGTGGCCTGTAGTTTCTAATTACAATCCCTATCTTCGATCCGCAGGATTTGTTAGACAAGACGAAGTTAAAGTTGTTTTAAATTCTATCGACAACATTGTAAATGAAAATGTTGCCAACTATTCTAACGGAGATTATATATGGGTAGGCTTCGAAGGCCGAGAATGGAATGTGTATAGATATACACACTATCAAGCTTCGGTAGTCAATGCTACATATAATGTTAATACAAATGCCCTGTCTATTGAAATGGACAGGCTAGTTACCCTTCCTGTTGGAAGCTATATAGGTATTGAGACTGGTACATTTTCAGGGTTTTATAAGATAGCTTCAATAGATGCTAATTTAATTAATATCGTTAAGATTACAGGTTGGTCAGCATACGTTCCTGGCACTTATATTAGAATATTTTCATTGATGTCGCAATTAACCGACCATATAGATGACATAGATACTGTACTAACTCCTGAAAGACTGCCAAATGAATTAGTCTGGACTAAAGATGCTGGCGACGGTAAGTGGGCCACACTACGATACAATGCTGTATATTCACAAGCAGAAATAGTGAATTCTTTCCCGGTATCCGACCAGCTATTTGGTAGAAATGTGGCATTAAATCAAGACGGTAATGTCCTAATTGTATCAGATACATCAGGACAACTATCGCTATATACCAAGGCAGTTCCAGGAGTACCTTGGTCTAAACAAGACATTATCCCAGTCCCGCTAATTTCTATAGATAGTCCAAACCCTAATTTACCAGAGTGGGCCAACGAAATTTCTGCGTTTTCACCTGACGGTGCGTGGTTAGCTGTAGGTAGTCCTCGAGCTGGCAATGCTTCTACTTTTTACAAAGGCGACTATGTAGGCGGAACAGCTTATACTGTCGGCGATATTGTTAAATTTAATTCAGTTCTTTATACTGCTATTGTATCGGGCCCGCTACTGTTATCCCCTCCTACGCATCCAAATCAATGGAGCCTAATTAGTTTAATAGAAACATCGGCGGACGGCACCGAAACTGGCCCAGTTGGCCAAGGCGTTGTTACTTTATTCTTTAAAAATAGTATCGGATTATACTCGTTAGTGTCCACATTTACGAGCCCAACGCCAACTATGAATGAATATTTTGGTTCAAATTTAGCGTTCGGTGATGGCGTATTGTTTATAACAGCGGCAAATTCAACAGGCCGCGTTTATCAATTAGATTACGATACAAGAACAAACGCTACTGCATTTTATAATCCAGTAGGCAGTACAGGAACAACGATTAAAGTAGATTCAACTATTGGAATAACATCTGGGATGAATATTTCAGGTATTGGATTCACGCAGAATCAAGAAGTTATACAAGTTATTAACTCAACAACATTACTATTAAGCGACACACCGGACGGAGATCCATTTGGAAAATTACAGTTTACAATTGCAAGCTGGGCGTACCATTCTACTACTAGTATAAACGAAGGCGTTTCTTCCGGAGCACTGTACGGCAAATCTTTAGCAGTAAGTAGAGATTCTTCTACGTTAGTAATATCTGCTCCAGGAACAACACAAGTCGGCAAAGTATTTGTTTACAAAAATCAAAAAGATCCAGTAACTGATCAATTTACTAATGCCTATGAACTAAGTCAAACAATTACTGGAGCAGACTCTAAATTTGGAAACAGTATTACTATTTCTGATAGTGCTACTTATCTTGGAATTTCATCAATATTAGTCGACGGCGAATTGTTAGACCAAGGCCAAGTATTAGTTTATACTTATAACGGAAGCCAGTATGTTTCTCCTGTTAGTATCACAAATACAAATCCTGAACAATCTGAATTTTTTGGAACTAAGATTAATTTTATGAATGACTACAAGACTCTTGTAGTATATAGCTCCACTGCCGATATTACTAATCCTTGGATACTAGAAGATAATACAACATTTGATGATAGTACAACTACATTTTATCTTTCTAAAAATATAGATAGTGGTCGAGTTGATGTCTATGACAAGTACGCCAATACTTGGATATTTGGAGAATCGCTAGTATCAGAATTAAATAGCACTGACGGTTACGGATATAGTTTAGCTGTAGGCGCAAACACTATTTTTATTAGTGCGCCGTATGCGACGGATGGAGCAATTGAGTCAGGTAGAATCTTTACGTATAGTAAACAAGCTAATACATATAGCTGGAATGTTTTACATAAGGAAACCGATAAAGTAGACTTAACACAAATTAAATCTGCGTTCTTATATAATAAAGCAACAAACAAATTAATTACATATTTAGATGTTATCGATCCGGTACAAGGAAAGATCCCAGGGCCAGCTGAACAAGAATTGAAATTTAAAACATTCTACGATCCAGCAGTTTACTCTGTGGGAGATTCAACTGTAACGGTAGATGACGGAATTGCTTGGAAAAAATCGCAAGTTGGTATGTTATGGTGGGATTTAAGAACTGTTAAATTTATAGATAGTTCTGTAACAGACGATCCTGTTTATAGAAATAGTACTTGGAATACATTATTTCCTTATGCTAGTATTGATATTTACGAATGGGTTGAAACTAAATTATTACCAGCAGACTGGAATAAACTTGCTGATACCGAAATTGGATTAGCACAGGGTGTTAGCGGAACTAGCTTATACGGAAATGCAGTACATAGTATTGTTAAAAAATATGATACTGTCGGAAAAGTATTTAAAAATACTTATTATTATTGGGTTAAGAACAAAAAAACTATTCCAAATACATTAGATAGACACATGTCTGCGCAGGATGTTTCTAGTTTAATTGGTAATACTAGAGGACAGGGATACAAATATCTTGCTCTAACTAGTAGCAATTCTTTTAGCTTAGTAAATGTTAAAAATGATTTAGAAGATACTAATGTAGTACTGTCGATAGAATACTGGATTGCTGATCATAGTAATCAAAATATTCATAGTCAGTGGAAAATCATCAATGACAGCATTGATACTACGCTACCATCTACAGTTGAACAAAAATGGATTGACAGTTTATGCGGTAAGGATACTGCCGGACGTTTAGTTCCAGATACTGCTCTGCCTCCTAAAATTAAATACGGGATTGAAAATCGCCCACGACAGGGTATGTTTGTTAACCGCTTTGAAGCACTAAAACAATTTATTGAACGTGTTAATGCGTCACTAATTAATGTACAAATTTCCGGCCAGCGAGATTTTAATCTATTACAATCGTACGAAGCAGAGCCTAGCATAAACACTGGGTTATATGATACTGTATTAGATACAGATGCCGAGTTGCGCTTTGCCAACGTAGGATCGTTTATTGCGCCAACTGTTACTCCTGTTATATTAAACGGATCGATAGTAGGTGTTAATGTGGTTAATTCTGGTCGAGGATACGTAGTTGCTCCTTATATTGATATAAGGGGTTCAGGCACCGGCGCTAAAATTAAAGCTATTATTAATATTAAAGGTCAAATTACTGGTGCTAAAATTGTTAATGCTGGATATGGATATAGTGACGATACTACACTATCTGTTAGAAATTATGCGGTGTTAGTACATGCTGATACACAAGCACTTGGTAGCTGGAGCATCTATGCGTATACTCCTTCAACTAAGGTGTGGTCTAGACTGCGTAGTCAGTCGTATGATACTAGAAAATATTGGTCATACACTGACTGGTATGACAGCGGCTATAGTGCCTATTCAGTTGTAGATTATTCTATTGAAACATTCTCGGATTTAAATGCTCTAAGAGTTTCTATCGGCCAGACTGTTAAGATTAGAACAACAAGTAGCGGAACTTGGTTTATACTAGAAAAGTATGCTAATTCTACAAGTATAGATTGGACACAAAGTTATAAAGTTGTAGCGCAACAACGCGGCACAATACAGTTTAGCAGTTCGTTGTATTCGTTTAGTAATACAACATACGGTTATGACGGAGAATTATTTGATGCATCTATCTTTGATAATTCAGCAAGTGCTGAGCTTAGAAATATTATTATTTCACTTAAGGATAATATTTTAATAGATACATTAAAACAAACATATTTAGATTTGTTCTTCTCGAGTGTTCGCTACGCTATGAGCGAGCAGACATATCTCGATTGGATTTTTAAGACAAGTTTTATTAAAGCACAACACAATGTTGGAGAACTATATCAGCCTAGTAATTATAAAAATGATAATTTAACAGACTTCGAATCTTATATTGCAGAAGTGAAGCCTTATAGAACTCAAATCAGAGAATATGTGAGTAACTACACAAAGTTAGAACCTGCTAAACTTTCAGTAAGCGACTTTGATTTACAACCTGCTTATGAAACCGGTGCTATTACAGTTGTAAACGCCAAGGTAATTGATGACAAATTAGTCTACAGTGACGTTAACTTAGACACTTATCCATGGAAAAATTGGCTAGATAATTCTAGCTATCAAATTACTAGTATTGAAATAATAGACAACGGCGCTAATTACCATTTGGAGCCTGTGGTAAGATTTGTTAGCAATTCCGGATCTGGAGCCAAAGCTAGAGCATTTATAGCTAACGGCCGGGTAAACAGAATTGTATTACTTGATACAGGTTCTGGTTACTTGTCTGCTCCTACAATTTTAATTGAAGGCGGCCTAAACACAGGCGGCACTGCAGCTAGAGCTGTGGCGATTATTGGTAACGGAGTTGTAAGGTCTCAATTAATTAAAATGAAATTTGACCGTATAACACGTACATATTTTATTACACAATTAGAACAAACTGAAACATTTATCGGAACAGGTAGCAAATTACAATTTGCTCTGAAGTGGAGTCCAGACATTCGTGTTAGTAAAGCATCAGTTACTGTAAACGGAATTGATGTACTTCGGGACGAGTATAAACTAGCCAAGACTAAATCAACCGTAAAGGGTTATACTAGCTATAACGGTTCGTTAATTCTTCAAAGCGCACCGCCGGCCGGCGCAGTTGTTTCGGTAACTTACTTAAAAGACTGGGCATTACTAAACGCTGCCGATAGAGTTCAATATTATTATAATCCTGAGTCAGGACAGCTAGGTAAAGACTTGTCACAATTAATGACTGGTGTTGACTATGGTGGTGTAATTGTTGACGGCTTAGGATTTAATGTTAGCCAAGGATGGGACAGTGTTCCTTACTTTAGCGAGCGGTGGGACAATGTTGATCCAACATTTGACGACTTTATTACAACAACTGGAGCCGGTGATACACAATGGCAACTACAGTATGTTCCGGCAATTAACGAACAAATTAACATTTATCATATTCCAGTAAATGGAACTCCTATACGTTTAGATGACCCGTACTACGGAACACCTCAACAGACTAATCCGTTAGCAATTATGCTTCCAATTATTTCAACTGGCATTAGCTCAACATTTGACGCTAATACATACGATATTGAAATTCCTGGAACTTATGTTGTTGGCGCAGGCGATACAATCATTATTAGACGCAGTACTAGTGACGGTTCTATTAAGCCACAAGAGAAGGATTACGATACTGCTCTTGCTGGTGGCGATCTAGCGTATAGCAGTGCTACCGGCTTACGTGCCGAAGATATTCTTGTTGACGGTGACGGATTTGTCACTCCTACCAGTAGTCCAGCTACCGAAGAAGTGGTCCCTGGCCAAGTATTTGATTCTGTGGCAATAAAAGTATTCGATAAGCCTTATTCTGCTAGTGCTAAAATTGACATTGATAGTCATAGAGCAGACGGGTCTACTTTACGATTTGATTTAAAACAAGTTCCAAATAGTTCACAAGCTGTTATTGTAAAAGTTGTAGATATCAATTCATCTGTACTACAAACAGTAGGAGTAGATTATACAATTGACTATAAGGATCAGCAAATTGTTTTTGTAAATCCTCCATACGCCAACAGAATTGTTAGCATATTCACATTTGGATTCTCTGGAGAAAATATCTTAGACATTGATTATTTTGAAGGGAACGGAACTACTCTTGAATTTGTTACACGAGCACCTTGGTTGACAAGTTTAACATCGGCAGTATACATTAATGGTATGCCAGCTATATATGAGGCATTTAAAACTGATAATACTTACGATAGTCCTAATAGAGTAGGCATTAGATTTGGAGCTCCCCCAGACTCTGGGGACTTAGTAACATTTGTAATTGTTGCTGGTGCTGAGCAAACATTTGCGTTAACTAAAACAGAACGTATAATTGCCGACGGCCGAGAAAATATAGATTCAGGTACCCTACTTCCAAATGGAACTTCAACATACGAGTTACTTAATAAAGTAGGTGATGCTCTACCGATGGAATCAAATATGATTGTTCGTGTAGACCAACAAATTCTGAAAGGTCCTACAAATAGTTACTATCCAATTAAATCTAATAGATTGACCTATGTAGTTGATCCAAATAGATTTGCTCCGTATTCTTTAGATGTGGATCAGATTTTTGTATTTGTTGACGACAACATTTTAGAAGTGGGTAGAGATTATACAGTTGATTTAAGTGTTATTAGTATTAAAATAACTCGAGCAGTATACGACTTATATAAGAATAAAAAATTAGTAATTAATATTAAACAAGAACAAGGATATACATACGTACCAGCCGGTGTTGTCAATCCTACACGAATTATATTCTCTGATGTGTATGACAACACTAATTTGATTGAAGTTATCAGTTCTTATAAACACGATATTCTTGATATCGAAAGAACAACTATTACAGTTAACAATGCGCTATCTATAACACCCGATACTGTTGAATACTATGCCTATGCCGGTATTACCGGCGGAACTATTGTTTTAGACAGAACAGTGCTCAGCGACAGTTATGTTTGGATTACAAAAAATGGTTCATTATTAGTACCAAATATTGATTATGTATTAACTGATGATAAACAAGTTGTTAAGTTAACAGAACATGCTTATAATGCCGACGAGTTCCAAGTTATCACTTATAGTAGCAACGTATTAACGGCAGGCATTGCGTATATGCAGTTTAAAGATATGTTAAACAGAGATCATTTCAAACGTTTAAGTTTGAATAAACAAACACAACTTGTTCAACCTTTAAAATATAACGACTTGACTATTACTGTACAAGATGCTAGTAATTTTGATATTCCTAACCCGCTACGGAACAAACCGGGTATTGTTGAAATTCGTGGAGAGCGTATTGAGTACTTTACTATCAATCATAATGTTGAAGACGACATATGGGTACTAGGGCAGTTACGCCGAGCAACATTAGGAACCGGTGCTCCGATGGTTCATCCTATAACTTCTTACGTACAAGATATTGGGCCAAGCGAAACTATTCCGTATAGTAATAAAGTTGTAGCAGAACAAATTATTTCAGACGGCACAACAGTTGTTCCTATATCGTTTATTCCTAAACTATATCCTATTAAGGATGCTGTTACTCACGAAGTATTACGTCAGGTTCCTGCCGATGTTGAAGTATTCGTTGGCGGATATCCAGTGGATAGTGAGTGGGCGCAAGGCGTTGCTTATACTATTGGCACTATCGTAACTGTTGGTAGCTATACTTATAGATGTACAACTGCTCATACCAGCTCGTTGGTATTTTTAAATGATAGTAGTAAGTGGCAGTTCTTTATTGGCAATATTCGTTTAAGAAAAGACAGTTATAAAGTTTACAATGCTAATATCGCTCCAGATAGTCCCGAAGGTGATATTACTTTTGCGCCAGAGTTTGCTGTGAATGGTACTACGGCAGTAATTAATTTGACCACTCCATTAATAGCCGGCACACAGGTGACGGTGGTAAGACGTAGTGGCGTATCATGGGATAGCGCAGTTAACTTGTTAGATGATAATAATAGTGTTGCTTCATTCTTGAAAGCAACTCCGGGAATATGGTATGTCGATAACAATAAATATGAAAACGGACCGCAAGGAAGTTCAACGTTTGATTCGGGCGCAGGAACACTTGACAGTATAAACACAACATTCGATCGAGGATAAAAATGGCAAAACTAGTAATTGAAGTAGGTTCTATCGCTAACGACGGTACAGGTGATACGCTAAGAACCGGCGCCCAAAAAATTAACAGCAACTTTACTGAGTTGTATGATAACTTTGCGGCCGCAAGTGCTCAAGTGGCAGCAGACTGGGCTGCAACTTCCGGCCCAGCTGCAATATTAAACAAGCCCGCACTAGCAACGGTAGCAACAAGCGGAAGCTATGCGGACTTGATTAACAAACCTGTGCTATTTTCTGGTAATTACGCAGACTTATCAAACAAGCCGCATTTATCCTTAGCCGCTACTAGTGGTAGTTACAGTGATTTAATTAATTTACCAGTATTGTTTACCGGTAGTTATAGTGATTTAGCCAACAAGCCAACTTTGTTTAGTGGCAGTTATGTTGACTTAACTAACAAGCCAACAATTCCTACCTCCACTAGTCAGTTAAGTAATAACTCTGGATTTATTACAGTTAATGGAGTAGTATGGGGCAGTATCAATGGCCGGCCAACATTGGCCACGGTAGCAACAAGCGGCAGTTATGTTGACTTGACTAACAAGCCGACAATTCCTAGTGCTTACACTTTACCAACTGCTAGCAATAGTGTGCTTGGAGGTGTAAAAGTTGACGGAAGTTCTATTACAATAAACGGAAGCGGTGTCATTAGTGCGCCCGGAGCAGGTGGCGGGACAGTATTGCCTGCTAACGCAACTGGATTTTTATTCAACAACGGCACCGGCACACTATCTTGGGGCAGTTTTTCTCAAGTACAAGCTGATTGGACAGAAACTAATGCTGCATTGGCCAGTTATATTCAACATAAGCCAACAATTCCTACAACCCTATTAGGACTAGGAATTAGTGACGGCACAAACGGCCAGGTTCTTACAACTAATGGTAGTGGAACATTTACATTTACTACTGTAGCAGCCGGCAGCGGACTACAAACTAGAACAACAGCAAGCGCCACAACTGCTACAATTGCCAATAATGCTACAGCCAATGCTAGCATAACGGGATTTAAAACTTATGCCTTGTTAAAAATTACAACCAGTGCGGCATGCTGGGTTAGAATCTATACAGATGCTGCAAGTCGTAGTGCTGATTCTACTAGAGTTCAAGGTGTAGATCCACTCCCAGGCAGTGGTGTAATCGCTGAAGTAATTTCTACTACCGCACAAACTATTGTAATTAGCCCTGGCACAATTGGATTTAATAATGAATCGTCTGTTACAACAGCTATACCAGTAGCCATAACTAATTTAAGTGGTAGTTCTGCCGCAGTTACAACAACATTAACATTACTACAACTTGAGGCATAATATGTCTGAATCTTTAAAAAAATACGTTGAACAATTTGAGTATATAGTTACGCTTGACAACTTTGAAGATCTTGACGATTTTTATAAAGAAATGGCCAGCGCCAGCCGAACAACTGACAATAGTGCTGTGCCTGAAAGAGAAGTAGAAGTTGTTAATTTAAAACCTAGTAGCCTTAGTACTCACTATATGATGACTGAATGGGAAGCCTTAGAGCTTAGAGCAGATCCTCGTGTAAAAGTAGTCGAGTTACATCCAAAATATTTAGGTATCAAATCTGGAACGTATGCTACAAGAATACAAAATTCTAGTGGCTGGGACAAGTCTACATCAACTAGTAATACTATGCTTAACTGGGGATTATTAAGATGTACAGAATTAATACAACGAACTGGATGGGGACAAGATTCTACTGCTAGTCAAACAGGCGTAGTTCAACTTACCGCTACTGGAAAAAATGTTGATTGTGTAATTGTTGATGCTGGTAATCCTGATATCAATAATCCTGAGTATGCTGTCAATGCCGACGGCACAGGCGGCAGTCGTATGGTTAGCTATAACTGGTTCCAACACAATCCTGAAGTAACAGGCGGCGCTGTTGGTACTTATAGTAACGGCACTAACGGTCATAGTGTTCACGTTAGCGGAACAGTGGCTGGCAATACACAGGGTTGGGCTCGAGATGCTAACATATATAACCTTTATTATGACACAGGTAATCCTGGAGATTTTAGTTTAGTATTTGATTATGTAAGAGCATTTCATAGAAACAAATCAATAAATCCTACTACAGGCAGAAAAAATCCTACTATTACAAACAATAGTTGGGGACAAAGTATATTCCCAAGTCAGTGGTCGCTGACTGATATTACAGCAGTGACTTATAGAGGTACTAGATATACTCCTTCGGCAAATGTTGTCTATACTGGATATAGCGGAGTTTGTACTTCTTCTGAACGGTTATCTCCGCTATTAGGTTTTGAAAATTTTGGAAATAGAATAGTAACAACTGGAACTTATACACCACCAGGTGGAAGTATAACATCAAAACCTGGAACATGGAGTCAAGTCGGACAGGAAGTAAGTTTAATTGATTTTAATCAACCTGCCAGTAACTATACTGTTTCGGTACAAGGCCCTGCGGATATTGATATAAGTTACGATGTTGCTGTAAACGCAGTATCAGGCCCACTTTCTTTAACCGGCGAAGTTACATTGCGTCAAGGTATTAATATTATAGATACATATACTGATGGTCCTTATACGGTTTCAAACGGCGGCACAGTAGAATCGATAGTTAATCAAACTATTAATTTACCAGACAATCTTATATATTCGATAGATTTTGGAACTGCTCTTAATACAGCGGGTGCTACAACGGTTGCCTACGCAACCGCTATGCGATTAACAGTAGTTACTACAACTACTACTGCTTCTGCTACAGTTACATCTATTACAAATAGTTTATTAGGGTCTGCATCGTTGACCAGCTCAACTACTCCGACAACGGGCGATAATGATGATGGATACTGGACACTGACTTTACCATTTAACATCACATACTTAGGATCAAGTTATAATACAATTTATGTTGGCACTAATCATTATATTACATTTACAGCAGGCTCGGCCGCATTTACTAGCTTAGGCCCATCGACTCCTAATCTTCCTAAAATAATGTGGGCTTGTGCCGACAATAGTGTACAACGAATTTATTATGGTGTTGAAGGAACTGCTCCTAACAGAACTTATCGTGTAAGAGTAGAAGGCGCTGCCAATACTACAGGAACATTGGGTAGTCCTACTATGGTTAACGAGTGGGTATTCTATGAAGCAACTCCTACACAAATAGATCTACAGCTTGGTACTAATGCTAGAAAAACTACAGGATCGTTTACAACTAATCAATTAAATGCTTGGGGATTTATTTCCGGACAACGGATTCCAGCAAGAGTTGCTAGTTGCGATTCTGATATTATAACAGCTATGAATGAAGGCGTAATGTTTGTAGGAGCTGCCGGCAATGGACTATGGAAGCACGATATACCAGGTGGCCTTGATTGGGATAATACATTTGAAATGGGTACCAGGTACCCTGGAAGTGTTTCTCAGCCTTATTATTATATGAGAGGAACTAGCCCAACAGCTAATGATATTAATATGCCGAATATTTGTGTAGGTGCTGTCGACGCTAATGCAATTGATCAGAAAAGCTATTATAGCGACTGCGGCCCGGGAGTAGACATGTGGGCACCGGGCACTAATATTATAAGTTCCTATACTGGTGGTGTAAGTGATTCAAGAAATTCATCTTATTT